CGTGGTTATGGTGCAAACACATCATACACTATTGTTGCTGAATTCCGTAAACAAAACGAATACTACCAGCGTGGTCAGTTGACTGAACCTGGTGCATTTAACGCCGGTAATTATAGTTTAAGACCGTAATTATGGAGTTTGTTTCAAAACTTCTATCTAATAATGTTGTAGAAGCCAGAAACATTTTAGGTAACAGAATCAAAGAGTTGGTTGATGAAAAAGTCAACCAACTTAAAATGCGTTTAACGGCTGAGTTGTATGATAAGTTAGATGAAGCCAATGTATTAAAGATGGGCAGAACCAAATTAATTAAGGTTCGTGTTCGTAAAGGAAAAGTTCAACGCCGTAAGAAATTTTCCAATGTAAAAGGTTATACCATTCGTGGTGGTAAATTAACACGGATGATGCCAGCTGAACGTAGACATCGTAAGATTGCCGTTCGAAGGTCTAAGTTTAAGCGTAGAGCCAAGTTAAATGTGGCTCTAAGAAAAAGAAGAATATCTTTACGAAAAAGAAGGGCAATGGGACTATGAAGCTCATTAAAGAAATTAACGAAACCGTCAACTATCTTGTAGAAGATGCTGATGGTAAAAAAGTTCTCCACATCGAGGGGCCATTTTTGGTTTCCGAGAAGAAGAACCGCAATGGTCGTTTGTATGAATACAACACCATGAAAAAAGAAGTTGCCAGATATACGGAAGAATATATTAACAAGGCTCGTGCTTTTGGTGAATTGGGTCATCCAGAATCACCAAGTATTAACCTTGACCGTGTATCACATATGATTACATCATTAAGAGAAGATGGCAATCAATGGATTGGTAAAGCAAAGATTTTGGATACACCAATGGGTAATATCGCCAGAAGCCTTATCGAAGGCGGCGCTCAGTTAGGTGTATCATCAAGAGGCATGGGCTCATTGAAAAATGTTAACGGTGTTAATGTTGTTCAGCCCGATTTCTATCTAGCCACAGCGGCAGATATTGTAGCAGACCCTTCCGCACCTGGAGCTTTTGTTCAAGGTATTATGGAAGGCAAAGAATGGATGTTAGTCAATGGTGTTTGGACCGAACAAGATTACTCACAAGCTGTAAGTCAAGTTAAGAAGGCTTCACAGAGGGAAATCGAGGAAGTAAGTCTACGCATTTTTGAGAACTTCTTCAAAAAACTTTAATTATAAATATCCATAATAAATCAAGGAGATTTTCAAAATGGGAAAATTTAATCTGTCCGAAGCCGCTAAAGAGATTCTTTCTTCTACCGTAAATGGTAAGAAGTCTGGTCAAGATAAGCCTTCAAAATTAAGTGGTAATGTTGCCTATGGTACAAAAGAAGTAGAAATTGGCCACGCTCCACAAAAAACAACTGATGCGTTGCCTGAATATACAAAAGGTACTCCATCAGCAACTGCTCCTGGTGCAACACCTCCTGTAGGTTCTGAGCCAGCTAAGCATCTCAAAAATCAACCAGGTGAGCACGAAGGTTCTGCTCATACTGACCATGAAGAAGATGAAGAAAGTTACGACAACATTCGTGACCGTAAACCTTCTAAATTGGCTAAGCAAACTATGCAACCAAACAAAGGTGCCACATTCCAACAGTATGAAGATACTGAAGTTGAAGGTGATGTTGTTGCTGAAGAAAAAGAAAAAGGCGAAAAACACGCTGACGCAGAAGAAGATAAAGAAATGATTAAGAAAGCAATCGCTAAGGCAAAAATGAAAGAAGATATTGATGCCTTGTTAGAAGGTGAAAATCTTTCTGAAGAATTTGCTAACAAAGCTGCCACAATTTTTGAAGCTGCCGTTGTTGCTCGTGCTGAAGAAGTTGTTGCAATGGTTGAATCTGAACTTCATGAGCAATTCCAAGTTGCTGTTGAAGAAATCAAAGAAGATTTGGCTGCTAAAGTTGATGACTACCTCAACTATATGGTTGAAGAGTGGGTTACAGAAAATCAAATCGCTATTGAAAAAGGTCTCCGTGCTGAGATTACTGAAGATTTCATTAACGGTTTACGCAACTTGTTCGTAGAACATTACATCGATATTCCTGCTGAAAAAGTGGAAGTTGTTGAAGCGTTGGCATCTAAAGTTGAAGAACTTGAAGCCGCTTTGAACGAACAAATCAACGTTGCTGTTGAGTTGACCAAGTCACTTAACGAACAGAAAAAAATTGAGGCTATCTACACAGCGTGTGAAGGCCTGTCGCAAACTCAAGTAGAGAAATTGAAATCACTCGCAGAAGGTGTGGAATTTACTACTGAGGAAGAATTTGCAGCTAAAGTTGAAACTTTGAAAGAATCATATTTCAAAACTGACGTAGTAGTTGCCGATAATTCTGCTTTGGACGATGAAGTATTGATTGAAGAAGAAAAGAAGGTTGTAAAATCTGCTGATCCTTCAATTGACCAGTATGTTAAAACCATTTCACAAACTTTGATTAAGTAATTAATCAATAATATACAAACATAAGGAAAACTATAATGTATATGACTGAAGAACTAAGTGCTAAATGGGCACCAGTTCTGGAACATCCAGAATTAGAAGCCATTAAAGACCCATACAAGAAGGCAGTTACAACTCTTGTTTTGGAAAACCAACAACAAGCTATGCGTCAAGACGCTCAAGCATTGAACGAAACTACTGAATCTGGCCCAACTAACGTTGCTGGCGGTGTTCAGAATTTTGACCCAATCTTGATTTCTTTGGTACGCCGTGCATTGCCTAACCTCATTGCTTATGACATCGCTGGTGTTCAACCAATGACTGGTCCTACAGGCTTGATTTTTGCAATGCGTGCTAAGTATGGTACACAAGGTACTCCTGGTACATACGATGCTAACGAAGCATTCTTCAACGAAGCTAATACAGTTTACTCTGGTGCTAGCTCAATCAACACTGCATACGGTTTCAAAGGTGCTGCTGTTGCTAATGACGTTGCTGTTGACCCAATCAACTCTTTGACTGCTAATGCCTATACAACTGGTGTTGGTATCCCTACTGCTACTGCTGAACAACTCGGTGTTGCAGATGGTTCATTCAAAGAAATGGCATTCTCAATTGAGAAAGTTACTGTAACTGCTCAAAGCCGTGCTTTGAAAGCTGAATACAGTTTAGAATTGGCACAAGACTTGAAAGCAATCCATGGTCTTGACGCTGAAACAGAATTGTCAAACATTCTGTCCACAGAAATCCTCGCTGAAATCAACCGTGAAGTTATTCGTACCGTTTACGCTACTGCTGTTGCAGGTGCTCAATGGGGAACAACAAACGCTGGTTATTTCGACTTAGATACTGACTCTAACGGCCGTTGGTCTGTTGAGCGTTTCAAAGGTTTGATTTTCCAAATCGAGCGTGAAGCCAATACTATTGCCAAGAAAACTCGTAGAGGAAAAGGTAACGTGATGATTGTATCATCTGACGTTGCTTCCGCTATGGCTATGGCTGGTGTGCTCCAGTATACTCCTGCTCTTCAATCTGACCTCCAGGTAGATGACACAGGTAACACATTTGCTGGTTTGTTACATGGCCGTATCAAAGTTTACATCGACCCATACTTTGGTGGTTACACATCAAATCAAGAGTTGGTAACTGTTGGTTACAAAGGTTCAAGCCCATACGATGCTGGTTTGTTCTATTGCCCATACGTTCCTCTCCAAATGGTTCGTGCTGTTGACCAGTATACATTCCAACCTAAGATTGGTTTCAAAACTCGTTACGGTATGGTTGCTAACCCATTTGCAGAAGGTATCAACGTTGGTAATGGTAAATTGAACGCTCGTTCAAACCAATACTACCGTATTTTCGGCGTCAAAAATTTAATGTGATACACATTAATCAAAACCACCATTAAGAGTGGTGTTTTAGAAAGGGACTTCGGTCCCTTTCTTTTTATATTTCATTACATGGAGTTCTTTATTAATGTTTGAAGATTTAAAAAATTATCAATTCGATATAAACGACCACAATCCTTCATTAAGGAAACATGGAATAGGATTACCACACATGGAAGAAACAAAAAAGAACCTTAGTGAGATACAAAAAGAAAGATGGAAACAAGGTAAATATGATGCTGAGAAACTTAGACTTAGTAGAATAGGTTTTAAACAACCAGAAAGTCAAAAAAGAACGGTTGCTGAAAAGTTATCTTGTGAATGGATTGTAACCAATCCAAAAGGAGAATCTTTTAAAATTAAAAACTTACAAGACTTTTGTAGAAGTAATGGATTAGACCAAGGTAATATGGTTAAAGTTTCTAAAGGTATAATTAAACAAAACAAAGGTTGGAAGTGTCTTAAATTGGAGACCTAAATACTACTATGACTGCACTTACTAGAACTCCACAGAATACAAATCTATTACAACCAACCAAGTTCCTATTGTCTTTTGATAGGATGCCTACGGTTCAATACTTTTGCCAATCTGTAAACTTACCTGGAATCAACCTAGGACAAGCACCCATCAATACACCGATGTTGGACTTCTTTGCTCCTGGTAATAAGATAACTTATAACCCTTTTAGTATTCATTTCCTACTTGATGAGGCATTAGTAGGATGGCGTGAATTACATACTTGGTTCCGTTCCATCGCATCTCCAGAGAGTTGGGATGAAAGGAAAAGGTTACAGGCGGTCCAGAATAAATTGAATGTTAAGCCATCATACTATTCAGATGCCACTTTGACTGTTTTATCAGCATTAAACAACCCTATTTTGAGAGTTAAATTTATCAATGTATTCCCAATCACACTATCTGATGTAGTGTTTGATTCTACCCAATCAGCGGACGATACCATGTCATCCGATGCTGTATTCATGTTTGATTATTTTAATTTTGAAACCACTTGACATTTAATCTGGTCTGTGTTATTATACAGATTTAGAGATTGCTTTTTTAATATTATGGAAAACTTAGAACAAATTTTGAAGTATTGGGAAAAAGATGCGGAGATGGACCAGACAGAACCTGGTAAAGAACTCATCAAGATTCCTAC